GGCTTTGCCTCATCGCCGGCGACTTTCCATGGCGACTCGAACACGACCTTGCCTGCGAGAGCGTCGGCAAGCGTCACGTCCTTGGCGTCGATGTCGATCCACGGCCCGCTGGGCTTGTAGCCGCCGGCTAGGCCGCTATCGAGCGCGCCCTGCAGCGCAATGCGCAACGTCGTACCGGCGACCGCCGCCAACGCGGCACCCATCGTGACGATCGCCTCCCACTCCTCCGGCTTTCTGCCCGGCTCCAGCACTCGCGGCGGCTGACCGACGCCCGCGCCGAGCATGTCGACGATTCCCGAGCGGAAAGTCTCGGCATTGGTGCCGACGAGCGACAGCGGCGTGGCGGGCGGCACGAAGGCGTTTGCGGCGTCCATGATGTGAGGCTGCGGCACGACGAGGACGATCGAGCCGGCGGTCACGTCGGCGTCGAGAACGGCAACGTCTTCCTTTTCGTCGCCGCGGCTGAACGTGCCCTGACCGATCGACGCATAGTTCGAGAGCGGCGACCCGCCGCGATTGTCGAGGGGCAGGAACGAACCGGGGGGGATAGGCGAGGCGATACGAACCTGGGCGGCCATTTGATTCTCTCCTGTCAGGCGATGCGCAGATAGTTGTAGGTCGAGCTATCGCTCGCGGTTCCGGTGACACTGAACCCGACGCCGGGCGTGATCGAAGTCACTGCCGGGATCGCGCCGACGGTGCCGCCGATCGTCTTGAGCGTAGCGATGATGATCGAGTTCGCCGTCACGTTGGCGTCGGCGACCACAACCGGCGTCACGCCGTTGATGACGAACGTGCCCTGGCCGACCTTGACCGACGCGACCTGCGGCTGGCCGGCGTCGAGCGGCATGAATGACGCGAGCGGGATTGGCGTGACGATCTGTTGTCCGGGCTGCGTAGTCATGCCGCTTACCTCATGTGTTCGTGATAGTCGCGACCACGTGGCCGGGAATCACGCCGAAGATGATGGGAACACCGGCGGCCAGCCGCATATTGTTTGCCGTCGCGGTCGGATTCGCGCCGAAGGCGATCGAGCACACCACGTCGGCCTGCAGCAGCACGAACCGTGTATTCATGGAGAATGGTGCCGACTGCAGCGACCCGGCGCCGATCACGACGACCTGATCGACCAGCGACGGCTGCGGCAAGTCTGCCGGCTTCTCGGGGCCGTCCGACGACGTTCCGTGCGGGAATTCGCTGATGTAGAGCTTCGCCATGGGTCACTTATCGAGCCCGCACCTGATTGTTCTGGCCGTCGTTGAAGTTCTTGCGCGCCGGCGGCGCGACCGTGCCGAGAATGTGAACCTCGGGCGCGTTCGGATCGTTGTTGTCGTGGATGCCGAGTTCGTTCTCAAACGGCTTGTCGACAGCGATCACCTGATGCGGGTTGACTTCGCCCTTGACCACGAGGCCGCCCGGCGTCATCGAGAATTTGCGGTTGTCGGGCGCGACAACGCCGAAATCGCCTTTTTCGTTGGCCGGCCCCTTCATCGGCTGCAACCGCGGCGAGCCGCCGACGCCCTCGCGATAGGCGCCGAAAATCTCCTCGGCGACCTTGTTGATCGGCCACAGCGCCTCGTTGGGCATGCCGGTCCAGATGATTTCTTGCGCGACCACCTTGCCGCTGCGCCCGCCGTCGCGGCGGTAAGGCTCGATCAGCCGCTCGTTGAAATAAATTTTGTTGATCACCCGATACTCGGGCTTGTCGCCGCGTTGCTGCGCCGCCGCCACCAGCTCCTCGCACCGCTTCAACGCGGCCTCGCGCCTGGCGATGATGTCAGGCGCGAGCGGGCGCGGGCGTCCCGAGCCCTGATAGGAGAGTTCCGCAATGCCGACCGCGAGCTGCGAGAGAAGCTGCTCGGTCGCCGCCGACATGGTAGTGCCATCGCCGGCGCCGGCCTTCATGACCTTCGCGACCGCTTCTGCGGCAGCGATGGCGGCGGCTTCCTTGATCGCCCGCTGGACTTCCGGCGACGTAAGAAGCGCCTGCGTTTCTTTTGCTTCGGCGGCCATCAGAAACTCTCCTTGCGATCTCGGTTTGCGCCCTGCGCGCACGGCACCTGCATCCGGTTCAAGCGACGCTAAAGTTCTTGTTCGCGAACTTGTTGGCCTGATCGTCGCGAATCCAAGTGACGGTCGCGGAGAGGATCGTGCCGGCGGTGAAGCTGCCGCTGGGAAGCGCGGTGACCGTCATCGGCGAGAACAGTAGCGACAAGAACCGCGGCATGAGGCTCGCCGGCATGGTCGGAATGAACGGCGTGCGAAAGATCACCGAGCCAGCGGTAGCGCCGCCGGCGATGTTGGCGAGGTTGATCCCGTCCTGTGAGTCGATGTCGGTCCACGTGCCTGGCTGGAACAATGGCGTGCCGGTATCCGGTGCGCCCTGCAGCGCCACCTTGAGCTGCTGGCCGACCGATCCGGTGAGGCCGACGCCGACCACGACGTTGATCTCGGGACGCAACCGGCCGCCGACGCCCATGTCGGTGCCGAAGGTGGCGCGGCCGACGCCGATGATGTCGTTCCCTGTAGACTGCCCAACGCCGATGCCCTCGCCGAGCAGATCAATGACGCCCGAGCGAAAGGTAACGCCGGCGCCGCCGACCAGCGAAAGGGGGGCGCCGATCGGAATAAAGGAAACTAGAGCGTCGCTTATCATTGGAGTTGTCCTCTGTGCTTGTCGAACGTCGTTCCTTGTCCGATCGGTGCTTTAGGTGACGCGCGTTTCCGTGTTGACGATCTGATCGATCAATTTGATCGGCTCGCCGCGGAAATTATCCGTCACGATGCCGGCGTAATCCTCGATGCGCAGCAGCACGTTGCGATCGCGCATCGCCTGCACGTACATCCAATGGAGCACGGTGCGGTTGACGTACCAGACGCGGCGGGTGCCGAAGTTCTCGCTCGGCGCGTCGGTCTTGGTGACGCCGGAGACCGACTTCGAGGTCTTCGGAAAGAACAGGACGACTTCGGCCATGTTGGCGAAGATGTCCATCGCTGCCGGCCCGGCGAGCCCAGCCGAGCTCACGTCGATGTTGGCGATGCGCGCGCCATAACGCCAGTCTTTCGGCACGAGGCCGACTTCCTGCTCGAAGTAGCTCGTAAACGCCAAGAAAGGATTGCCGAGGTTGTCGTAGGCCGGCACCGTGTCGCCGCGATCTTCCATGTGCAGGCCGGCGGTCGAGCCGCGCGGGTACACGAGAAAGAACGATTCCGGCGACCAGCCGATGTACCAGATCGACGTGTTGTTTGACGCCGTGCCGCCGCCATCGAGCACGTTCGCCGCGTTCTGCGCGCTCGCGGTTGACACGGTGTTGTAGAACGGCGCCAAGCCCATGAATTCGGCCGGCGTGAGCGTGGTGTTGCCGTAGATGAGCGTCTGCGCGATCGTCTGCGACATGCCTTCGAGAAAGGCGAAGTCTTCCGAGCGGCGGAATTTCTCGCCTTGGCCGGAGTGCTTGAGCAGCGAGCGGTCGACCTGACTCCAATCAACCAGCATGCCGAGGCCGACGCGCGCCTTCGCCGTGGTCGACTTCGAGTAGGGCACGCCCATGTTGTACTGACGCCAGGCGCCGGCGGGGATCGATGTACGGAACACGAATTCGTGGCCCGTCTTCTCGTTCGCCTCCATGTACGGCGCGTCGTCCTGATAATCGTTGCACTGCGACAGCATTTCCGACACTTCGGGAATATTCCCCTCCGGGTCCAGACGACTGGAAACGTCAACGAGGGTCGGCCATTGTCCGGTAGCTATGACACGCTCTCCTATCGGTTAGTTAGACCTGCATTTTTGCTCGGGACGCGTCGGTGTAGAGGCCGGAACGCGGCCTTGAACCGTTGTTCTTCGTCGGCTTGCCGTCGGTCACGACTTGTTGCCCTTCGTCGAAATAGCGGGCGAAGCGGTGCAGCATTTTCAGGAACACGGGATGGTCGCCGGCGCCGGTGGTCTGCAAGAATTCATCCATTTCGCTGATCATCGGCTTGCCGTCGGCCGTCGTTCGCGGATTAAGCATTTCGCCGCCGACGAGATTGCGCATGCGCGCGACCGCGCCCATGGCGGTCATGTGGCCGGCGCCGCCTAGCTCCGGGTCGGCCATGACGGCCCGAACGTTCTGCTGCCGATACTCGTTGAAGACGCGGTGCTGCTCGGCGAGCGTCTGCTCGGCAAAGCGCGTCATCGCCTGCGTGTGCAGATCGATCAGCTGTTGCGCGTTCTCGGCGGGATTGGTGCGGAAGTCGTCGAACGCCTTGTGAACGTGGGCCTTGAGCGCGTCGTCCATCTTGAGCGTTTCGGGCAGCGTGTATTTGTACTCGATAGGCGCTGCAGGTTCGGCCGGGTTCGGCGACTCCGCGGTGGCGGCATCGGCGGGCTTCGGGGCCTCGTCGGGCTTTGACGCCTCTGCGGCCTTGTCTGCAGGCTTCGTGGCTTCGGCCGGCTTGGCGTCGGCAACCTTCGACGCTTTCGCTTTCTGCTCGTCGTCGAACTTCTGCAACAGCGTCGGTTCGGCGGCGGGCGCCGCTTTCGGCTCCGGTGTGACAGCCGGCGCCGGCTCGGGTGTCGGGGGCGACGAAGCCGGCGCCGGCGCAGCGGCCGGATTCGCGACGGCCGCATCAGCAACAACCGATGCCGGCGCTTGCACCGCCGGCGTTGCTGAATTGTTCGGATCGATCGGATCAGGCGGCATCAGCGTGACGCCTTCGGCTTGATGGTCTGGAAGCGATAGTCGTTCTCGTCGAGCATGAGAAAGCAGGCGGCCCGATCAACGCGCGCGAGCGTATTGAACAGATCGGTGCACGCTCGTTTCTGCCCCTGCTTGTAGTAGGTGGCGGCGTCATGCGGCATGCCGGAAGGCGTGACCGCGAACGGATCGTCGAAACAGAAGTGGTTTTCGAGATATGCCCATATCTCGCGGCGTCCGACCGGATCGTTGAGGACATGACGCCAGAAGGCGTCGCGTTCCTTGTCGCGCAGTTCGGAGTCGCGGACGCGCCGCCGGTATTGCTTCGAATCGGCAGCATCGACAGTCGATTCCTCACTCGGCTGCGTCGGCTCGGCGGGCAATTCGCTGGCGAGATCGTCGTCATCGCCCATTACGCCGCGCTCGGGAGGAGGAGGCCGCTAGGCGCCTGGCGCCAGCCGGCGGGACGTGTGTCGCGGTGCGGGCCTTCGCCGACAGCCGGGAGAATCATGCCGATGCGGCCGGTCGCCTTGGTGCGATAGCCTTCGGCCAGCTTGAGCAGGCCACGAAGGTTGTCGGCGAGCTTGACGAAACACGGATGCAACGTTCCGTCGGCGATCTTGACGCGGGTGCCGTCGGGCATCTTGAAGCCGCGCAGCCAATCGCCGGCCATCTGGTGAACCCGGCCCATCTGCATGCCGAGCGGCAGCCATCGCGTATCCTCACGCCAAGCGGCGGCCTGCTTGCAGGTCCCCTCGATCAGACGCAGCGATTTTCGCAGTTTGTCGTAGGTCGATCCCTTGAGCGGGACGCGGGCAAGAACGTCACAAGCCTCGATCGCCAGCTTGAGGTTGCTGGTCATGCAATCGAAGATTTCGATCTCGGTAAGGGCGCTCATGTGGGGAGCGACCCTGTGCGAGTCTGTTGATTGCCAGCAAGACCCGTTTGCAGGCACCAGTAATCATCGGTATTAAAAAGGAATCATCGGGATTAAATAGTTCGTATGGTAATCATCGGGAACCATCGGTAATCATCGGGCCATGATCGAACGCCGCAATTGGTTGAACCGGAAGGAAGCCGCGGGCTACATCAGCGAGCGGGGAATCAAGATTTCGGCGAAGACGCTCGCGAACATGGCATCAAACGGGAACGCCGGCCACGGACCAGCGTTCACACGGTTTCGGTGGAAGTCGATTCAATATGCGCGCGTCGATCTTGACGAGTGGATCGCGCGGGAAAGGAAACGAGTCGAATGATCACCCGTCGTCTATTCTTCGCCAGCGCCACCGCATCGCTGATCACCGCGCCGGCGATCGTGCGCGCGGCATCGCTCATGCCGGTGCGGGCGCTTGTGACGGGGCACAAATTCATATTGCCCCAATTGCCCGCCGCCGCTTGGCGCGATTTGGAAGATCGCAACTTTCTGCAGCGCATGGCGATCACATGGCGCGCGATCAACCAGCATGACAGCGAACAGCCGAAATGGTTCACTCCAGGAGTCGCACTCAATGACTGACCAGCAAACCGAACAGCAGCAGCAGGCGGCCTTGATCGCGCAGGCCGATCAGCAGGCGCAAGCCTTCATCGGCCCGGTGTGCGTTGCGATGCTCAACGGCATCGCGAAGTCGCTCGGAACTTATCCGATTGAGCGCATAGCGGTGACGACGGCGGCGATCCTCGGCAAATGCTTCGGCGAGGTTCTATCGATCGGCCAGCTCGGCCCGCTCATGAAATTGCGCCGGCAGTGCATGCAGGCGTTTGAGGACGAGATGAAAAAGGTGCACATCAACACGCCGCCTGCGCCGGGCGGCATACCGCCTCTGCCGACGGATTTGATTCGCAAGCTGAATTCGTGAGGGCACGTAGTTGCGCGACACTTAGATCACTGCGGCCCTTCTCGATCGCCTGCTTGAGCCAATCGCGCTTGTCGATCTCAATGCGCATGGCGATGCGCCCGTTCGCGATGGCGTTATCGATCTGCACCCGCAGGAAGTTCATGTTGTGTCACTTTGGGGTAGCGCGCTCGCGCGCCCACCGCATAACAGCGGTCGCGAGTAGCACGCCGACAGCGATGATCAGAACGTCATGCAGCAACAGCAACATGAATAGCTTGGTCACTGCCGTCCTTCCCGCTCGAACAGCTCGCACCAGCCCTGCGGCGAGATCGTGCCGGCGACGCGCACGCACCGGCCGTAAGTGCCGAGGAAATAACGGCACAACTCGCATCGCTCGTTATGCTTCTCGGCGTGCGGCGTGTACGAGACTGCAGCCTTGTCTTTCTTGTCAGGCATTTTCGGCCGCTTCCCTATATGTCCGCCGCGTTACCAGACGCCCGCGCGATAGAAATTGGATCACCTTGACAGGCATGTCGCGCAAACGTCTGTAGCGCTGTCGCGAGCGCAGTCCCGCCAGCATTTGATTGAGATTTTCGACGGCGACGCGTTTGCATTGGTGGCATGCCGAGAAACCGCGGCGCGTGGGATGGCGCAGGATGGTATCCGAGTGCTTTTCGCAGAATGTGCAGATCATTGTTTGCTCCGGGAATGAAAGTGCGGCGAGCCGAAGCCCGCCGCGTTGAGATCAAAGCGGCACGCTCGACGGCCACGCGATCAGACGGCGCGGCACGCGCTGCATCGGCGGCTGAACGAAGACGAGGCCGGCCGTGCGCACGCGGTGCGTCGCCCAGCTATCGCGCACGACGACGGTGCCGTTGCGATAGCTGCCCGGCACGATCGGCGCGACGTGTCGGCCCGGCCAGACAACCGCAGCCGCGAGCGACGGCTCGGCGCGCGGAAACCGCAACCAGTCGTTCGCCAACCAAAGATTGATGCCGTGCCAGACGTGATCGAGCCGGCCGAGCAGCACATAGGCCGCCCAGCAGCCGCAGGGTCCGCCCATCGACGCCGCGACCCGGCAAGGCTGCGGCAGCACGGCGCGCTCGCCGCTTACCGTGAGCGCCGCCGTTTGGTGCCTCTTTCTTGATAGTAAAAAACGATCTGGGCGATCCAGCCGATGAGCCCAATGGCGATGATTAAGCCGACGGCTGATACGAATATGGCGCTGAACGAGATAGCGTCCAAATTGATGATGCTGGAAGTAGCCATTGTGATACCATCTCTGCAAGTGCGCGTGAGCCTTCGCCGGTGTTGCTGCCGAGAGCGCAATCGTGCACCCCACGGCAAGCGTTGCGAATATCGATCGCATTTTCACCCTCTTTGCTGGAACGATCCCCCGATCGTGCCCTCCCCGTTAGTCCTCCTCTGCTAGGTTTGCGCTGATGCTCGTTAGATCGTGGCCGCCTTAACTGCCCACATCGCGGCGTCTTCGTAATGCGTTTGTGCAAGCGACCACAAGCGATTCGCTTCGCCGTTTGCGGTCTTTTTGTGCTGCTCGCACAAATCGATCAGCTCGGCCGACTTCTGTTTGATCTGCGACACAAGCGAATTGTCGCTTGGATTAAACTTCACGCGCACGCGATCTTCGCCAAGGCTCATCGTCGTTTCTCCTCTGCTGCTGCTTAAACCGCCCGCTGCCCGAGTATTTGCCCGAGGGCGTTGTCGGGCGCGATCTTGGTGTCGCTCAAGCTCTTGGCCGCATCGACGGCCGAAGAAATATTCTGCGGCGTCTGCACTTGCTGCGACGCCTTGGCGCGCGCCTGATCGTGCTTGAGCACTTCGTCCTCGGTGAACAGGCAATCGCTCGGGTAGTTAGTCACGTCGGCATATTTGCGCGCCGACTTGTCGAGATTGAACACGCGGATCGGATCGGGCACGCCGGCGGCCTTCGCCGCAGTCGACAGTTCGCCCATCGTGGCGAACGTGTCCTTCATCGACACCGACAGCGCCGAGCGCTGCGCGATGCGCATCAGCGATATGAATTCTATTTTCAGCGGTATGTTGGCGATCGACTTCGGTTTCGGCTTGAGCAAGCGCATGCGCTGCATGATGTCGAGAATGCGATGCAGGCCGACGGCGAGTTCACCCTCGACCAGATCGATGACCGGGCCGAGGCTTTGCAATCGTTCGAGATCGCGCTTGGTCAATTCCAGTTCGTTGCGCGGCTGCACGCCGGCCATCTGCGTGATCGCCATGAACACGTCGACTTTCAGGCAAGCCTTGATGCGCTCGTTGACCTGCTTGATGTCCTCGATCATCGGCGCGAGCGCCGCCGGCGCTACCTCGAACGCCGGCGAGAAACCCTTGCGGCCTTCGGCCGACGTGACGTAGGTGATATTGCCCGGCTGGATCGACGACGGCTCGTTCTTGAGCGACGGATCGGCGAGCATCGGCGGCTTCGTGAGTTTTTTGATGTATTCGCCTTTCTCGCGGGTTTCCATCTGCACCTGCCGGCTGTCGCCCAGCGCCTCCATGCACGGCGAATGACCGTAGGCGTCGTTGAACGAGCGGCGCTTCCACATCAGCCCCATGAACGGCCGCGTATGAAAGCCGCGCATCGACAGCGGCTTGGCGTCCTTCTGCCCGCGCAGCCAATAGATTTCGCGATAGGCGAAGACAGACGGCAGCGCCGAGAACACCGCGTCGTCGCTGCCTCTGCCCTTCCGCGTCATCTGAAAATTGGGCTCGATCGCGTGCGCAACGACGTACTCACTGTCAAGCTGTTCGCCGCCGTCGAGGTAGGCGCGTTGTACGTTCTGCGGACAATTGTCGTAGCCGAAAAACTCCACGATCTGCGCGACCGTATAGGTGAATTCGCGATAGAGCGTATCGACATCGAGATCGGCGCCAAGGCCGTTGTAATACTCGCCCGCGCACGGCAGGAAGCAATGAATCACCTTTTGATAGTGCTGATAGATGACCACGGGCGCGGTGCCGAACACGGTCAGGTCGGCGAACGCCTGCGCCATCGTCCTGTACCAATTCGATTGTGCGAGCACGGTGTAAAGCCGTTCTTCGGCGTCCTCATACCAATCCTTGCCGTCCGCATCGAGTTCGACCCACGGCAGCGCCGGGCCGAGTTTGAGCCAGGGCCGTGCCGGATTCGTCAGCCCGGACCACATGCCCGAGGCGCACGTCTGCACCGCGAGCAAGCCGGTCGAGTCGATGATCTGATCGTT